TACGTTATCTATAGACAATATGAGGGATTTTTTAGCAGACTTTGATGCAGCTAATTATGAAGAAGTCTATGCTACAATACAAAATGAACTAAACAATATGTATTGGTATGATAAAAAGATATTTGAGATCATAGAAGGTGGAGAAAGTATTGCACAACTATCAAGAAAGTCTGGCATACCTTACTACTCACTTTATAATACTTATAAAAAAGTAAAAGAGAAACTAAAAAAATTATTATGACATTAGACATTACAGAAGAACTTAAATTAAAATGTTGGAATTATTTGCAAAATAATAATATGGGCAATAGACATTCTGCTAATGGAAATAAAGAAAACCAATTAGTAGGTTTATTAGGAGAAGTTTTGACTAAAGAAGTATTTAATGTAAAACATAAATTTACTAATGGATTTGATGGAGGATTTGATTTTTTGTATAAGAATAAAAAAGTTGATGTAAAAACTATGGGTAGAAATGTATTTATGAAGGATGAATATGTACACCATTTGATAGCCTTTCAAGATAAATTTGATTGCGAAATATATATATTTAATTCATTGAACAAAAAAAACAATGTTTTAGAAATATGTGGTTGGGTTACAAAAGATGAATTATTACAAAAATCAGAATTTTTAAAAAAAGGTACTTTAAGAAAAAGAAATAATGGAACAAATTTTAAATTAAAAACAAATGGTTATTTTATTAAAAACAATCAATTAAATAATATAAAAGAATTATTATGAAATTAGGAGACTTAATATTCTACATTACAAAATATACAGGCATCAAATGGCTTGTAGACAAATATCACAACTATATGGGAACTGAATGTAATTGCGACAAAAGACGTAAAGACTGGAATGAAATAAAAATTAAAAGATGGTAAAATTTAATAAATATGATTTCAAAGACTGGGAAAAATTTAGGCTTTCAAAAAAATCAACCATTAGTCGTGAAGAATTTAAAATGGTATGTAAGTTCCACGCAACCTATTACGATCATAAATACTTCGAACCTTGTACCTGTAATCCCAAACTAATAAATAAATGGATTACTGAATTAAATATTGTTTGGAACAATGGGAATTGAAACAATAAAAAAGTTTGAAAAAGTATTAGTTGCCTTTTTGAATATGGATGGCTGGAATTTAGAATGGACTGGAGATGGTTTTAAGCATTATGATGCTTGTGGATTTACACCTAAAGGAAATCCTTGTGTTATTGAAATGAAATTTAGAAACAAATACTATGAAGAAAAAATGTTAGAAAAATATAAATATGATGCATTAATGAAAATGGATAAAAAAGTAGTAAAGCTATATTTCGTTAACGACCCTAAAGGTAACTATCTATACTGGTTAAATGCATTAGAACTTCCAGAACCAGTAGATATGTATTGCCCTGATACTACACTATGGACTAAAAAAAGATTACTTAAACCTGTTTATTTACTCAAGGAAAACGAAGCCACAAGAATAAATCTAAATTAGATTATTAAACATTTTGTTTATAAACCAATTTTGTTTAGTTTTATAGAATGATATTACTCATAGACGCAGACAGCTTAATCTTCGCAAGTTGCTACAGAACAAAAGACGAAGAAAACCAAGACCCTTACTATAGAGACATAGAAGATTCTATTGCTAAATTCGATGAACAATATATGAAGATTGTAAACGATTTAGAAGAAGATTACGAAATAGAAAAAGTAATTACATTTAACGGAAGCAAAGGAAACTTTAGAAAAATACTAACACCAGTATATAAAGCAAACAGAAAGAAGCAAGAATTACCTCCACTTCTTCACGATATGCACCAATACGTTAAAGATACTTTTGAAAGCAAATTTGTATATGGATTAGAAACAGACGATTTAGTAGCTAAATATTGGCAAACACTATCAAATGAATTTGGAAGGGATAATGTAATGATTGTAAGCATTGACAAGGACTACAAACAATTTCCTTGTTTAATGTATAACTATCACTATAAACATAGAGTAGTATTAGACATAAGTGAAGAAGAAGCATTATATAACTTCTATGAACAAATGATAGTCGGGGATGTGGCTGACAATGTAAATTACTTTCGGGGACGAGGAAAAGCATTTGCAAAAAAGTATTATGCAAATTGTAAAACCAAATATCAATACACAAAAAAACTATACGAACTATTTAAAGAACAATACAAAGGCAAAGCAAGACAGAAATACGCAGAATGTTATAAACTTTTAAAATTAAGAAATGAATAAAGAAAACGAATGGGCTAATGAATTAATTGTTTACAATGATTGGTCAGTACAAAATGAAATAGCTCAAAAAGTAATACAGCTATCAGGAATAAACATATTTGAAAAAACAAGAAAAAGAGAAGTAGTAGAAATGCGAGGATTGTTCTTCTATATATTAAGAGAAAAAGTAAATATGGGCTGGACTGAAATAGCAAGATACTTTGAGGATTCAGGAACACCTATTAATCACGCAACAGTAATGCATTCATTTAAAAACTATGAGATATACAAATCAACAAATAAAAAGATTCAAGAAATAGAAGAAATGATTGTACTTAAAACAAGTATGAATCTAAAAGGAATAAATAGAGAAAACTATTTAGAAGTAAAATGTAAAGAACTTGAAGAAGAAATAAATAGATTAAAAAACGAAACACCATTATATAAGTTAGTAAATCAAATACCTAAACATTTAGAAGGAGAAGCATTAACAAGAATAGAACTACTTATAAAGGGCTGGGAATGGCAATATAGAGATAGTACAACAGCTTATGCAGGAGAATAAACTAAAAGATAAAGCACTACTAAAAGTGCAATCAAAAATATGGGAACAAAAACGATTGATAAAAGAATTAGAAGATGACATTGAAAAAGACAATAACATTGAATTTGAAATAGTAGAATTACAATTTAACAATGCTATTAATCAATTAGAGATATACGAATACATAAAAAAAGCAATACTGAATTATGACTAAACAAGAATTTGAAGAAACAAAAAAATATCTATTAGACATTTGTCAACAAATAATGAATGCTAAACAACCTGAATACACACAAAAGAATATAGACATTCTACATAACTTTAAATGTTCTGCAAAGTTTATAGGCATAGAACCTATGGAAGTATGGGCAGTATTCTTCAATAAACACATACAAGCAATACTTGCACACGCAGGAGACCCTACTATGCATCAAGCAGAACCAATAGAAAGTAGATATGCAGATGCTATTAACTATTTACTATTAGGCTTTAGTATTCTACAAGACAGACCAAAAAAAGATATAATATCTGGAACTGAATAAATTAAGCTAAAAATTACGTTATATATATAGATTGAATAAACAATAATATTTCAATATGGATTCTAAAAATGGAAACAGTCAACTTAATGAAGAAAGAAACAACTTTAATAATAAGGTTTCAAGATTAAATATATTAGGAGATTGTAGGAGTATTAAATGGAATAAGCAAAGACGCTTTAGAACAATTTAAAAAACATATTATGGATAATCGTAAAAACAATGGAGGGGCAAGAGAAGGTGCAGGTAGACCTAAAAAAGCAGATGAATTAAAGCTAATTGAAAAACTTGATGCCTTAATAGACAATGATGAAGTAATTAAAACTTTAGGTAAACAAATACTAAAAGGAGATTCAAGAGCTATGAACTTATACTTTGGATATAGATATGGCAAACCTAAAGAATCAGTAGACATATCATCAAGTGATGGCTTTAACATAAACTTTAAAGACTTAATTAAATTTAAGTGATTGAAATAAACAAAAAGTATTCTCCTATTGCTGAATCAGATGGGAGGTACTTTATAGTAACAGGAGGGCGTGGTTCTGCTAAATCATTTTCTATAAACCTTCTATTAGTTCTTTTAACTTATGAAGCTGGGCATACTATTCTGTTTACTCGTTACACTTTATCTTCTACTTATATTTCTATTATTCCTGAATTTATTGAGAAGCTCGAACTGCTTAAAAAGTTTGATGACTTTCATATCACAAAAGATGAAATAAGAAATAAGCGTTCTGGAAGCAAGATAATATTCAAGGGTATCAAAACATCAAGTGGAGACCAAACGGCTAATCTAAAGTCA